ATTTGATATTGGGTTGGATAAATATGCAGCAACTTATTTGAATATAAATACTGCTGGAATCATAATGGAAATAGAGGTTAATGGTGCAGGGGATAATACGATTATTATTTTTCAGTCTCCTTAGTTGTAGTGTTTTTGCAGGGGATAACCTGATAACACTACAAACCAAAGGAAGTGGATCAACTATAACTATTAAGCAAGCTGGAAATAGTAATACCACAGGTATTTATTGTGGGTTAGGAAGCTTTGATAACTCCTTAGTGGGTACTCATACTTGCGACAATGCCACTATTACTGCAAGTGTTACAGGTAATTCCAATATAGTTTATTCACAATCGGTATGGTCTAACCACACAGGGCAAAGCTGGATAACCACTGTTGACGGCAACGATAACTACGCAGTTATAGACATGGATGAAGACGACAGCACCTCTCGAATTACACAGACAGGCGATGATAATCAAGCGTGGATATTGGGTTCTGGTGATGATAATGTTTATAAAATAGAACAATTAGGCGATGACTACTACGCTAAAATCTATGCGTTTGGAGATGATTCGGATGTCTGGATAACTCAAGAAGGCACAGGAGATCATAACGCTTATGTTCTTAACTATCCGGGTGGAGATAATAATTCCACTAGATTAATCCAAAAGGGATCAGGCAATAAAGATGCTGATATATTCTTTTATAGTGGTGCTGACGACAATGATGTTAATTTAACCCAACAGGGAAATGGAGCTCATGGTTCAAATATGAAGTTCTATACAGATAGCTACGATGTAACAGTAATTCAAAAAGGTTCATCAAATCAATCTTACTCAGCTCAGTTTAATTGCAGTGGTAGTGGTTGTAACAAAACTATTTCAATAACTCAGCAATGAACAAATGGCTGGTTGGGGTGCTAATTACAGGCACTTTAATGATGCCTTTATTATTTAGCTGGAGTGCTTTAGAAATAATTAAGCTCAAAACTTTTGATGCTTTAATCCCAGAAAAAGAGCCATCAGGTTATTTTTCTATTCTTAATATAACTGAAGAGGATATTGAACGTGAAGGAGGCTATCCCTTACCTAGACAACGATTAGCTGAAATACAGGTTGATTTATTAAACAAGGGAGCGATTGGAGTTGGCTGGGTTATGGCTTTTCCACAACCTGATCGGTTTGGTGGAGATTCCGTATTTGCAGAAACACTAGCTTATGCTCCTACTGTATTAGCGATGTTTGAAAACGATAGCGGAGATTATCCACCGACCACAGGTACTGTGATTATGGGAGAAGACTTCGGAGGAATTGACGCAGAAGGGGTTATTCAAAACATTGATATTCTTAAACAGAATGCCAATCAAGGTATTGCCGTAGCCAGAACAGAGGTTGATTCTTTAGTGAGAAGACTGCCTTTGTTGTTAAGAACTCCTAATGGCTGGGTTCCTGCTTATGGCACTGAAGTATTAAAAATACTGGCTGGAGCAGACACTTATTTAATTAAAACGAATGAGAATGGAGTAGAGGAAATACGGGTTAGAGGATTAAATCCTGTATCTGTTGATTCATTAGGTCGTAAGTGGATTAGTTGGGTAGATACACCACAAACTGATTTACAGGAAATGCAGGTTAAAGATAAGTTTGTCTTTGTAGGCTTTACGGCTAAAGGCATAATGCCTCAGTTGAGTACTCCTTCTGGATATCTGGAGCCTCATAAGATACAAGCAGCACTCGCAGAAAGTATATTAATTGAGGACAGCCCATATGTTCCTGATTGGGGTTTAGCAGCAGAAGTTTTAGGTTTTGTAGTTACAGTTCTTTTAGCATGGTGTTTGATAAATATTTTCGGCATAACTTTAGGTATATCTTTTAGTGGCCTATTATTTGTATTAACAGCAGGAAGTGGATATTACTTAATACAACAAGGACTTCTTATAGATGTTACTTGGACTTTAATATCACAATTTATTACAGCGTCTACAGCATTTTATCTACGCTTTAGAGAACAATATAAATTAAGACAACAGATAAAAGCTCAGTTTGGTAAGTATCTCGATCCTAGAATGGTTAAAAAACTCCAAGACAATCCTGAGTTGTGTCAGGTCAATGGTAAAAGAGTGGACTGTTCTATTATATTTACTGATTTAAGGGGATTCACAAGTCTCTCAGAGTCAGTAGAGCCTGAAATGGTTACATACATTATGAATAGTGTATTAGATGTACAGGTTAAAGCAGCTAATAAATACTTTGGTTGCACCGATAAATTTATTGGTGATGCGGGTATGTTTCATTGGAATACGATTATTCCACAAGACGATCATCATACTTTGGCTTTAAAAGCAGCCCAAGAAATAGAAAAGAATATTGAAGAATTAAACATTAGATTTAAAGAAGAAGGTATACCTGAAATAGCGATAGGTATAGGAGTTAATTCGGGAGTCTGTATAGCTGGTAACTTTGGAGCTACAGACAGATTTGCTTTCTCTTTAATTGGCGATCCATGTAATGTCGCTGCTAGATTGGAGTCAAGTACGAAGATCGCAGGAGTTGGCGTATTAATCGGAGAAGAAACTGCAAAAAATGTTGATTTTAATTTGCGGTTATTAGAGCCAATAGAAGTTAAAGGAAAAGCGAAACCATTACAGGTTTATACATGGGGGAGTTAATATTAAATTAGCCGACCCCTGTTGGTTTGGAGTCAGTCTGCTCCTGCTCTAAATTGGCAGGGGAAGGTTTAAAAAAGGAGCATAAATGAAATTATCAATAGGTTTAGGCATAGCATTAATCTTGGTAGCTACTGGTTCATACTTTTGGATAGGCAAACTCAATGATGAAATCGTTATTTTAAAAAGTAATGCCATTGTCCTTGAAGGGGAGATTAAGAAACAAAATGAGCAGATAAAAAAACAATTAGAGGAGCAGAAAAAGACTTACGCTCAAATAGATAATCTTTCAAGGAAGAATCAAGAAAGTATGCGTGAAGTTAATGCTTTAAAGCAGACATTTGCCCGACATGATTTAGATGCTTTAGCTTTGGCTAAACCTAAATTATTAGAAGGTAAGGTTAATAAAGCTACCAAGCGTGTATTTGATGGTTTAATAAAGTTAACTGATCCTCGACAATTTGATGAGAAAGACGATGAAAGTTCTACTGGTAGTTAGTCTTTCTGTCTTAATGGCAAGCTGTTCTATGTTTCAGTTTGGCGGAACTAAAACTAAACCTGTTGAGGTAGTAAACATAGCAGAAAGACCTCCCATGTTTCACCCACCATTACCAATGGAAATGCAACTGGTTACTGTGGATTGGGAGATACTAACACCAGAAATTCTAAAAGAATACCTACAGCTAGTAGAAGAAGGAAAGGCTCCAAGACAAGCATATTATGCTCTTACCACTAAAGATTATGAAAATATTAGTAATAATATGGCAGAAATTAAGCGTTATACGAGAGATATTTTGGCGATTGTTGAGTATTACAGAAGTCTTGATGATGAGGAAGAAGATGATGGATAAAGAGAAACTAATGAAAGAGCTTATTGCTGATGAAGGATTTGAATATGAAATCTATTTAGATCATCTTGGTTATGAGACTTTAGGAGTAGGACATTTAATAACTAAAAAAGATGAAGAGTACGGAAAACCAGTAGGTACTCCTATTTCTGAGCAAAGAATTAGGGAATGTTTAGATAATGACATAGAAATTGTTTGCCAAGAATTGGATATGAAAGAACCTTGGTGGCGAAGTCTTGACGATAATCGTCAAAGAATAGTAGCCAATATGTGTTTCAACCTTGGTCATCCACGTTTAAGTAAATTTAAAAACTTTATTCATGCTATGCAAGTTTCGGATTGGGAACGTGCTGCTAAAGAGATGATGGATTCAAAATGGGCTACGCAAGTAGGAGATCGAGCAAAAAGACTTAGAGACAGGATGTTACATGACGTATAAAAGAACTAGGGATTACGAAAAGGAATACAAAGACTTTCACAGCAAGCCTGAACAGGTCAAGAATAGAATGGGTCGTAATCGAGCCAATTATGCAATGAAAAAGGCAGGAAAGGTAAAGAAAGGTCAGGATGTACACCATAAAGATGGTAACCCACGCAATAATGCACCGAGCAATTTAAAAATTGTTGCAAGCGGTAAAAACAGAAGCAACAACAAAAAACGAAGCGGGAGAAGGAAAGCATAATGCCATTAGCCAAGTTTAAATTTAATCCAGGAGTTTATAAGGAAGGTACTCAGTATTCCGACAATAACGCTTGGTATGATTCGGACAAGATGAGATTCAGGGGTGGTAAACCTGAAAAGATTGGCGGTTGGCAAAGGATTTCAAATGACACTTTTTTGGGGTCTTGTAGGGGACTTCATAATTGGCAGGATTTGGTAGGAACTGATTACATGGGGGTAGGAACTAACCTAAAGTACTACATAGAGTTGGGAGCACAATACCATGATGTAACTCCTATTAGAGCCACTACTTCTGCAGGGGATGTAACCTTTGCGGCTACTGATGGTTCTTCTACAGTAACTATTACTGATAATAATCATGGAGCCTTAGAAAATGATTTCGTTACTTTTAGTGGAGCTGCTTCATTAGGCGGCAATATTATTGCTGCAGTTTTAAATCAGGAATATCAAATTGTTACAGTGTCTGGTACCAATACTTACACGATAGAAGCCAAAGATACCGATGGAGATGAAGTAACAGCTAATAGCAGTGACAGTGGTAATGGTGGCAGTAGTGTAGTCGGTACATATCAAATAAATACAGGCTTGGATACTTACGTTCCTGGTACTGGTTGGGGTGCAGGAACATGGGGTAGATCAACTTGGGGTAGTAGCGTTGATACTACTGTTACTTCTGCTAATTTAAGACTTTGGACACACGATAATTATGGTGAGGATTTAATACTAGCACCGAGGGCAGATAATGCATCAGGAGGGGTTTTTTATTGGGATTCTAGTGCTCTTGTTACCACAAGAGCAATTGCTTTAAGTGCTGTTAGTGGTGCCAGTGATACGCCTACTTTAGTGAATCAAATTATGGTTTCAGAAGAAGCTAGGCATGTTATTGCTTTTGGTTCTAACCCAGTTGGGTCCACTACTCAAGATCAGATGCTAATTAGATGGTCAACGGCTAGTAGTGCAGTGGATTGGACTCCTACGGCTACTAATAGTGCAGGTGGGCAAAGAATTAGTTCTGGATCAAAAATAGTCGGTGCCGCAAAAGCCAGAGGTGAAATTATAATATGGACTGACGCAGGAATGCATTCGATGCAGTATGTAGGTGGAGATTTTGTATTTACTTTTAGGCAGATAACTGAAGGTCCCTCCCTTATAGGACCAAATGCTGCCGTTAATGAAGCTAGTCGTATATTTTGGATGGATCGTGGTAATTTTTGGTACTACGATGGTGCTCACCATATCTTAGATTGCACTGTTTTGGACTATATATTTAGTGATATAAATCTAGGTCAAACTTATAAAGTTTTCGGTGGAGCAAATGCAGATTTTTCAGAAGTATGGTGGTTTTATCCATCTTCTTCTTCCGATGAAATAGATCGTTACGTTATTTATAATTACAAAGAAAATGTGTGGTCAGTGGGTTCGATGGTAAGAACGGCTTGGAGTGAAGCTCCAACAAGAAATACACCCGTTGCAGCAGGTAATACAGTCAAGTATCTATACAACCATGAGTTTACAAAAAACGATGATGGTGCTGCCATGACGGCTTATATAGAATCAGGTGATATTGATTTAGATGATATTGGAGAGCGATTTATATTTATTGATAGAATAATACCAGACTTGGCTTTTTCAGGAACGGGTACTCAAGAGGTTAGTGTTTCGATAAAGGGCAGGGATTATCCTTTTGATTCCTTATCTACTATGTCTACATCAACCATAACTAATTCAACTCAACAGGCTTTTATTAGGGGTAGAGCAAGGCAAACTGTCGTAAGAATAGAAAGTTCCAATCTAGATATGGGGTGGAGACTTGGCGATATGCGTTTTGGATTAAGATCAGACGGAAGAAGATAATGGCAGGAAGAGGAGCGAGAACATTAAATTTACCCCCTGCCGAATACAATCAGGGGGATGAGAATTTATTTAGGCAAACACTTACTCAGATTCATACTGAGATGAATAATGACGCTCTGCAGGTAGAAAAAATGAAAACAAAGTTTTCTTCTCTGGCATTCAGAAGGCATCAATTTCTTTTAATGGGAGCTAAAGGTGGCTGATGTACTAAAGGTTTTAGGTCAAGTAGACACTGCTGCTACGACTGTAACAACCTTATATACTGTACCCGATGCGACAGTAACTACGATAAGCTCTATTGTGGTAGCTAACAGAACAGGTTCCGCTATTACGTTTAGATTAAGTGTGCATGTGGCTGGTGCTAGTGCCGATGATAAGCAGTACTTATATTACGATAAATCAGTTGCTGCCAATGATTCTTTAACAATAGTAATAGGCATTACCTTAAACCAGACGGATGTTTTAAAGGTTTATGCCAGTGCGGTAGATATGAGTTTTAATGTATTTGGAGTGGAAACAACAAATGATTAACAAAGGAATAAATATGACTAGAGGTGGACTTATGCGTATAAGGGCAGCACATGGTGGACAGATAGATATGCCACCAAGAGACCTAGAAAGACAAGTACAAAACGTAGCCGATCAAGGTCGTTTTGGTGATTCTATGTTGGTTCACATGAATCCTCAGGAAGTACAGGGTTTGGCAGCCATGTCGGGAACAGGACTAACGACAAACCCACAAACAGGTCAACCTGAAGCATTCCTACCATTCTTGGCACCTTTACTGGGGTCTTGGTTGGGCACTACTGCTTTAGCAGGGCAATTTGCAGGAGGTCTGGGAGGACTTATAGGTGCGACTGGATTGAGTGGAGCCACAGCCAGTGCAATCGGTAGTGGCTTGGCTACTTGGGCAGAAAGCGGTGATATAGAGAAAGGAATGTATGGTGCTCTAACAGGAATGGCTGCAGGTAATATGATGAATAAGTTGGCAGGGACTGAATCTGTAATAGCAGATAAAGTTACTGAAGTAGCTGATCCATTAGCAGCACAAGCAGGTGGACAAGAAATAACTGATTATATAAGTGGAGCAGGAGTGGATTGGTCAACAGTGCCAACGACAGAGAGATTAGCACTTCAAAGTCAATTAACTGGTTTAGACTCACCCACTGCAATAGATGCCTATACTGCTAGATTAGGAGGTTTAGACCCATTTAAAGAAGCAGGTATATCTGCAGATATGCTATCTAATGTAGGTGCTAGAGGCTATAAAGCATTCGATCCTGCTACGGGTGGTTTCGGAGGTGCGAGTGTTAGGGAAAATGTATTAGCGGGAATCGACCCAGTAACAGGTGCAGCAACAAAAACTGGTCCTTTTATGAAGGATTATTTGGATAAACAGTCTCTCACAAGTAGAGCTTGGGAAAATGCATCACCTAAAAATATACTTGAAGCAGGTATGGAATACGATGTCATGCTTCCGCTTACCTTGGGCGGAGTTGGTTTAGAACAAGAATATTACATGGATGCACAAGCTGCAAAAAAAGAAGAAGATGAAAGAAAGAAAAAAGAGAAATATGCAGGACTTTTATATGGAGCACGAGAGAGACCACCACCCAGCAGTGCTTATTACGGCACCAAACCTCGTTACGGAGCACAAGGCGGAGTAATACGGGCACAAGCAGGTTTTGGAGGATTACCAAGTGGTATGGGTATGGGTATAGGTGCCCTCAATCCTACTCTATTAGGAAATATTAATCCTGCTTTATTAAAACAACAATATCTTCCAAAAGAACCACTTTATACAGTTGAACCAGTTGAACCAGTTAATACGACTCCTTATATTGATGTAAATAATCCTAATCCATATGCGGGAGGTGAAGCACAACCTACTGTATCTACAGCATCCGAATTACCAGCATCCACAGATATTCCACCTGTAACAACAGTACCACAATGGTGGGAAATAATGGGTTTCAGTTCTGAAGAGGAAGCTGCAGCTTCTGGACTTTATATGCTCGATGCAGAAGGAAATATAATATACGATGTAGAAGGAAATCCTACTCCAATGCCTGAAGAGATTGTAGATACAACTCCTGATGTTACTGAAGAGATTGTAGATACAACTCCTGATGTTACTGAAGAGATTGTAGATACAACTCCTGATGTTACTGAAGAGATTGTAGATACAACTCCTGATGTTACTGAAGAGATTGTAGATACAACTCCTGATGTTACTGAAGAGATTGTAGATACAACTCCTGATGTTACTGAAGAGATTGTAGATACAACTCCTGATGTTACTGAAGAGATTGTAGATACAACTCCTGATGTTACTGAAGAGATTGTAGATACAACTCCTCCTGTAACAACAGGACCTGATGCTGCAATTACACAAGGTATATTAGAAACAGGAACACCCGAAATCAATTGGGAAAGGATTCAGGAATTAATAAGACGTTCTCAAGTAGATGAAACAGTACAAGCTGATGAAAGCTTACCTCCGTATATAGAAGAAGAACCTTATATTGATATAAACAATCCTAATCCCTATTTTGATGAACCACAACTTACTGTATCTGAAGACGCTACAGAATCAACTTTACCCGATATTCCACCTGTAACAACAGTACCACAATGGTGGGAAGGGGATTATCCTTCTGAAGAGGCTGCAGCACTTTCTGGACTTTATCTACTCGATGAGGATGGAAATATAATGTATGACGTAGATGGTAATCCTATCGCAATGCCTGAAGAGATTGTAGAGACTTTTGAAACGGAAGAAGACGAAGAAGATGAACTTGTAGAAACGGAAGGTGATGAAGAAATTGTAGAAACGGAAGGTGATGAAGAAATTGTAGAAACAGGTTGGTGGACTGATTATGGTTATTATTCCGAACTAGACGCTATCGGTTCAGGTCAATTTGAATATGATTCTGAACTTGATACTTATCTGCCTATATCAGAGACAGTAGTGGATACAGTAGTTCCAGAATGGTGGAGAAAAGAAGGGTATGCTACTTATGATGATGCTGTTGCTTCTAATAACTATCTACTCGATGAGTTTGGAAATCCAGTATATGACGAATATGGAAATCCTACTCCAATGCCTGTTTCGATTGTAGACGATGAAGTTATAGATGATGAAGTTATAGATGATGAAGACTGGTGGACAATCAAAGGTTATACCTCTTTAGATGATGCTCTTGCTTCTGGTTTATGGGATGCAGATGGGAAGGCAATTGCTCAACCTTATATTGATATAGATGATCCCTATCAAGATGAACCACAGCCTACTGTATCTGAAGATGCTACAGAATCAGTTTTACCAGATGATCCTCCTGTAACAACAACACCACAATGGTGGGAAACTGATTACAATTATGCTTCTTTAGAAGATGCGATAGCTTCTGGGAATTTTCTACTCGATGAGGATGGAAATATAGTATTTGATGACGATGGTGATCCTGTTGCAATGCCTGAAGATACTACAGAAGACTGGTGGGTAACTGAAGGTTTTAGTTCTTTACAAGATGCTGTTAATTCAGGTTTATGGGATGCAAGCGGAAATCCTATAACTCCAGATACAGGTATAGAAGATTGGTGGATTACTGAAGGTTTCGCTACTTTACAAGATGCTCTTGCTACAGGTCTGTGGGATGCAGATGGGAATCCTATTGAGCCTACAGTAGACTGGTGGATTACAGAAGGTTATGACACTTTACAAGCGGCTGTTGATTCTGGTTTATGGGATGCAGATGGTAATCCAATTACACCACCAGAAGACTGGTGGGTAACTGAAGGTTTTAATACTCTACAAGAAGCTATTGATTCTGGTCTGTGGAATGCAGATGGTACTCCTGTAGTTTCAGATACAGGAGGTTGGTGGATAGATGAAGGCTTTAATACTTTACAAGAAGCTATTGATTCTGGTTTGTGGGATGCAGATGGTAATCCAATTGAACCAGAACCTTCATTTAATGTAGGTGATATTAATCCTGATACTGGTTGGGAATGGGATGGAGTAGGATGGACTAGACCTGATATTCCTATTACTTTTATGTGGGATGGAACAGAGTGGATAGACCCTTCTATTACTCCTGTTGGTGCAGATATTGGTGCATCAGACTTAACCCATAGAGGTTATGATGCTAAAGCTTATGCTGCAGGCATGAGTCCAGAGCAGTATCAAAACTATTTAGAAACGATTGGTTTTATGCCTGATCAGGGGGGACAACCACCTCCTTCTACAGCTTCTGTACAAGATGCGATTACATGGTTAGGCTTTATTCCTCCAACAGATGAAGAGGCAGCTACACAGGTTTTCACTCCGTTTCATAATCCTACTACGGGTGAGACTTTTAATGCACCTACGGGTGGTTGGACTGCTCCTCAAGGATGGGTTGCTGGAGGTTTACCTGAAGGTTGGACTACTCCTGCAGAATCTCCTAGGTATGATTATGAGGGTTACTTTGGACAGGGTTACACTCCAGAAGATTTAGCTCAAACTTATGGACCTGGAGCACTACGAGCAGGTATGACTGTTGATGAATACTTAACTTATCTGGATGAAGTGTCTAGGCGTGGAGTGGAAGGAATTTCAGGAATACCTGTTGGTATGCCTGAATACGGAGAACAATTTCCTGCACTTGTAGACCCAGAAGGACCAGCGACTACGTCTTTATCAACTTTACCAACTCCGTTAGGTTATAGAGGTGGTGTCGATCCTGAGTGGAATTATTTCCCTTGGTCTAATCCTCCTAGTTATGAATATGAATGGACTGATCCTGAGGATGATCCTGCTAATATTTCCGATGAATCAGAAACAGGAGGAACAGGCGAAGAGGAAACTCAAGAAAGATTTATTGGAGGTCAAATAAAATCCAGAAAAGCTGGTGGGGGGAATCTAGCTAGATTCGGTAATATGAATATTATTGAATTTGAAGATGAAGATGACGCTATGCGTAGTCATGTTATGCAAGATACCTATAGTGCCCAAGAAGGAATGGCTTTACCACAAGGACAGCCACAGGGACAGCCAAATGAAGAGCAAATAATAATGGAAGCACAAGCCGCAATTTTAGGTGAGCATCCTGATCCTGATGCTGCTATACAGGCTTTTATTGTAATGTTTGGTCCCGAAGCTTTTGAAGCTTTTAGACAACAGGTATTAGAGGGAGCAGCAGGTGGACCCGTACAGACCCAAGGTTTATTGCAAGGAGCAGGTGGTGGTATGGATGACACGATGATGGGACCTATAGGTAATACAGGTAATCAATTAGCTGCTTCTCCAGGAGAAGTTGTATTACCCGCAGATTATGTAGCAATGGCAGGTGACGGCAATACCGATGCAGGAGCAGAGCGTATTATGCATGGCACTGAACCCTTACCATCGGTGGATGAGATGCGTCAGTTTAAATACGGACAAGAGGAACAACCGCCTTCCATGAATCAATATCTAGCGTGGAAAGGAGGTAAAATATAATGTTGAGAGAAAATATTTCTAGAAATAATATTTATCCTGATAATGTTTCAGACTATTTTGAGATTTCCATTGTACCTCCAGAAGCTGTGGATTCGTGTTGGGAAGACTGTTCCCGACATTTAAAACGAGCCACCATACGTTCTCATGGTAGGTGGACACTAGAGAATTTACGACAAAAGATTTATAACAACCAACAACATTTGTGGATATGCTATGAGCCAGAGCCTTTTCATATGATTGGTTGTGCAACGACTTCATTTATAGATTATCCAAATACCAGAATGCTTTCCATAGAATTTCTTGGCGGAGAGAATATGGAAAGTTGGGTATGGGAGGGTATAGAAAAGATGGAAAATTGGGCGAAAGATAACGGATGTATCGGGATTGAAGCCATTGGTCGTGCAGGTTTCTGGCATTGGCTAAAAGAGAAAGGTTTCGACAGGTCTTATACAGTATTTGAAAAGAGGTTTAATTATGAGTAGAGGCGGAGGGGATACAACCCAAACTGGAACTACTACCAGTTACACAACAACATTACCTGAGTATTTTGAGCCGTATGCTAAATCGATGGCATCTCGTGCTCAACATGAAAGTTTAGGGGGATATACCCCGTATTCAGGTCAGCGTTTAGCAGGATTTACTCCTGAAGAACAGGTAGCAATGAGTAGAATGGGTGGCTACGGAGCAGGTGGTCCCAGTGCTCAAGAACAATATGCCACTAAAGGTTACGCTGATGAAGGCGTAAGAACATCTCCATATGGTATGGGTATAGCAGAGGGTTTTGATCCAGGAGAATTTACTTCAGATATAGCAGCTTCATATATGTCTCCTTATACGCAAAATGTCGTGGATGTACAGAAACGTGAAGCGGCTCGTGATGCTGCAATGCAATTAGAAAAAATGCAATCTAGAGCTGCTCAAGCAGGTGCTTTTGGTGGTTATCGACACGGACAACAAGAGTTGGGTATGAGCAGACAATTATCTCAACAATTAGGAGATATACAAGCTAGAGGACAGGCGGCTGGTTATGAAGATGCCTACAATCGCTTCCTGCAAGATCGACAAGCTCGTTTGGCTAAAGCTGAATTAGGTCTTGAAGGATTGGGAGCTGATCAACGAAGCAGAGCGTTAAGACAACAAGCACTTCAGGGAATGGCTGGTATGTCAAGACAAGCTGAAGAATCACAAATGCAAAGACTGGCTGCTCTGCAAGGAGTAGGTATGACTAGGAGAG